AATCTTTTTCAATAGCCGTCAAACTATCGTTTAATTCTTTACGGGCTGCCGCTTGTGCTTCTGCCATTTGTTTTTGTGCTGCCGCTAAAGCAATAGCCATTTCTTTTTGCGCTTCCGCAATAGCAGTATCTCTAGTTTTTTCGGCTTCTGCCATTTGTTCGTTAAACTTTTTGCTTATATCAGCCTGAGCGAGCGCATAATCATTTCTTTGTTGTGTTAAGAAATTAGCCATATCAATTTTGGCTTGTGCGTAGGCTTCATTAAGTTCAGATGTGGCTAATTTGCCACCAGCGTTCATTGTTTGTGCTAATGCGTCCAAACCAGTATTTGTGGTGTTTTCCATATCACCATAAATAGTTTGCAGTTCCTTAATCGCATCGGGTCCAGCGTTTAAAATGCTATCTGCTAGTTGTCCGCCTATTTCGGGACCTTGCGCCACAACTTGTTCAATAAAGGTTTGACTAAATCCAGCACCAGCCAACGCAGAAGCCTTTTGCGCTAGTGATTTCATACCAGCCAAACGAGCCTTCATATTGGCTAATAAATCTGCAACAGTTGCTTTACCAGCCTCTATTAGTCCTTTGAATATATCTCCAACGCTAAATGAAGTGCCTTGCGCAAACGCACTACGCAAACGGTCAATAGATGATTTAACTATGGATAATAACTTTTCGTTACCTGCCTTAGTTATTTCAGCAATCTTGTTATTATTATCAAGAGAAAGTTTGGCTAAGTCCTCAGCCTTTTGTTTATTAAGTTTGCCCATTGTGTCGTTAAATGTGGTTTGGGCTTTAGTAATTTTTTCTTGCCCATCAGCATTAATCTTGATAACTTCTTCTTGATAATCTTTATCAATTTCTGCCATTTTTTCTGTAAATTTAGTGCGTGCAGTAGCAATTTTGTCCTGAAAATCTCTAATAATTTTCATATAACCTTCATTAGCCTTTTTGGTTTCTGGGCTAATTCCGCCACCTTTAAGAGTTCCGCCACCAGTTTTGTTATCTAATTCTGGTATTGAAGGCGTTTTGAAATTAAGTCCAATAGATACTTTTTTGTTTGCTAATTTATCTAAACCATCACCAAATTTGCGAATATCATTTGCAGTTTTATTAACCGCCTCAGCAGGTCCTTTAAATTTATCCCCAATGCCAGGAATTTTAGATGCGGCACTAAGTAAAGAACCAATAGCACCAACCAAATAACCTACGCCATTTACCACAACTTGTAACATTTTAACTATTGCTTTACGGAAAGTTTCACTAGCGTTCCAAGCAATTACAAATGCGCCTACTAATAACACCACACCAGCAACTACCAAACCAATAGGGTTAGCATTTAAAGCGGCATTTAAGTTCCATTGTCCCGTAGTTAAACCAACTTGAACGGCAGTTGCTACTGCTGAAATAGTGCTCCATGCCTTTGTAAGCGCCGTTGTTACTTTTACTGTTGCGTTATACGAAGCAAGAGCAACTGTTACAAGAACAATTGCACCACCTAATATGGCAAATGCCACCTACTTTTTCAGCAATACTGCCTACTTCTTCTTTCAAAATTAATAATTGAACTTTTAAAGTTTTAGTTGCGTTTGTAGCCTGACCACCAATTTTTTGTTCAAGTTCTCCCATTGCTTTTGCAACTGCCTCTGATTTAGGCAAAGTAGTGTCTAATGAGATACCCATTTCTTTAAACGCTTTAGCGTTTCCTGCGCTCGCTCTTGCCAGAGTTGCTGATGCTTCTTCAAGGCTCATATTTTTAACACGAGCAAAATCAGCTGATAGTGCTAATAAATTTTGGCTTTCGGTAACACTTCCAGTAGCAACTAATAATTTGTTAAAACCACTTGCGGCTTCTTCATTACCAAAACCTAATTTTTCATAACTGTCCGTAAGTTGTTCAATTTGTGTGCGATTAGCCTCTGTGTTAATACCTAAATTAGACATTGTTTGACCTAATTTATTAAGTGCTTGTTCGCTTTCATTTGCTTCTTTAATACCTAATACCGCAAAACCAGCAAATGCCGCACCCATACCCAATAACGCAGAAGTAGCCAAACGGCTTGATTTATCTAATGCGGAAACTCCACCGCCAGCCTTAGCGGCTTTACCTTCCATTTTTTCAAGTTCACCATTAACATCTTTAAATTTAGCAATTGCTTGGTCGGCAATAGCCTTGATTTCAAATATTGCTGGTGGTAGGAAACCTGCCATTATTTACCACCCACAGAAAGATGCTTAGCAACAATGCGTGGAGCAATAACCATAAACTTTTTAAATGCAGGTGCCATATATGGAAATCCTCTCTCTGCCGTTGTGCCACGCCAAGATGGTGGTGACCATTCTCCGCCTAATTCTACCGCTCTACCGTAAATTATAGTTGGTCCGACAATGGCTTCATACTTACCAAAACCTGTTCTAAATTTTTCTCCACGAATAGAGCGACGCAAATTACCAGTTCTGTTCATTGGCGGAGAACCAGCCTGTGCTTTTTGTCCAGTAGGTCGTTTGCCTTGAATTTCCTCTTTTGATAATTGGATAAGAGTGGTCATCATTTCATCACGGGCGTTGCGTGCGCCATCGTCAAGGCTTTTACCAGCCTTTTCAAGTGCAGTTCTAACTTGACGCAGATTTGATGTTATCACTTTCAACCTTTTTCATTAATGCAGAAATGGAAACTACCCAATCCACAAGTGCGGCTGGTTGTTCATCTACTTGCGTAGGTGTCCAGCCAAATTCACTTGCGCATACATAATAAAACCATTCTTCATCTGGATATGTGAACGCTTCGTGCCGTTCCCCACCTTCAAGTAGCCACCTTAATCGTTGGAGTCTGCGAAAGGGCTTTCGGCATCTTTCTCCGTTTCCTCTGTTTGAGTAGTTTGTGGGAATAGGACTTTTTGTGCATCTTTAGTTGCTTCTGTTAAAGCATCATAATCAGCCATTTCAAGTTCATCAATGGAACTAATACGGACAGAAGGAATAATTAAATCTAAAGACCAACTCTCAATGAGAACGGCAATTAATCCATCTGTAAGTGATAGTGCTTGCATGATGCCTTCTTCGGCTTTTGCAGCATTTTGAAATATCTTTTTGCGGTCTTTAACACGCAATTCTTTTGGGTCCCGTAGTGTAACTTCTGCGCCACTAGGTAACTTAATTGTTTTCTTTGCCATCTTTTTTTCCTTCCAATCGGTTTGTTGTGCCTTCCATTATAAGGTGCTAGGGGGCTGGGAGCAGAGGAAGGCGACTGCTACGACCTGCGCCCCCTAGCACTTCTTGTTCTGAAACTTATGCGTAAGTTCCAGAAGCCTTTGCGTTTTGTAGAACCCATTTGATAGGAGCAAAACCGCCTGTTGAACCAGCATCGGTAGTGTTACCTTGTCCATTAAGTTCTATTGTTACAGTTACAAAATCATCACCACGGTCAATAACGGCGGTTGTGTATGCGCCCTTAGTGATTGTGGCTTGAATTTGAACCGCAGTTGCACCAGTTCCATATGCCCAGTTAAGAACAATGGCTGGTTGTGTATTAGTTAGGAAGTTTGTAAGTTGTGTATCGGCGTCCATAACAAACTTAATTGTGCCTGTTACTTCTAATGCGCCAAGAAATACCTGATATGGGTTTTGTGTGTTGCTAATTCCGTAAATTGGAGTAACCGCACGCTTCATATCAATATTACCTTCCATAGCAGTAGTGATGGTTGAACCACCAATACTTACAGTTCCACGCCAAACTGGTGTTGGCAAAACTGTGCTAAAAGTAGGTGTTGGGTCAGTTGTTGTTGCACTTGCCCAACCTGTTGATTTGGTATCCATTTCTAACATGCCATCAGCATTAAACTTCAAAGAGAAGTCAGAGAATTGGCAACCAGGAAATTGACGAACTGCTACTGCATAAAAATCAGTTAGCGTGTAAGAAATTGGTTGAGTTTCTGTGCTAGATGTTAATGAGTTCTTTAATGAAATTGTGTGCGTATATGGTGCTGATGCGCCAGTAGTTGCTACTGAACCCATAAGTCCAGCAATTGCATAACCAACGGTGTCTGCAAATACTGCGCCGCCAAAATCAAATGTTGAACGAGTGCGTCCTGGAACATACGCATAGTTCATTACATTAGAGCCACGCAACCCTGTATCGTAAAGTGGGTCCACAATATCGGCAGGTTTTAAACTGTCCTTAGATACTGGGATAAAATCTGTTGGTGCTACTGCTGTTCCTTTTGTGGCTTCTTTAGCGATACCCACATAGGAACGACTAGATGCTTGTATTGGCATTATTCACTCTCCTGCTTTGTGTCTGTTGATGGTGTTGGTTTGGTAAATGATTTAGCACTATTAGATGCGACAACATCAACGGCACTAAAGTTTTCTGGGGCGTCAAATTCATCGCCAGAATTGACTACAACTCCAAGCGAAGGGAACACACGCTCATCTGTTCCTATGTATTTGTATTTCATGTTTCTCCTATGCTTGTATCATCTCGGTAACATCAAACTGAAGTTCGGCAAAAGTTTCTGTCGCACCGTCATTAGTTGTTGAAGGTTCTCCGTATGTGCCATTAATTATAGGCTCTGCGCCCTGCCAAACCAAAGTGCCTGTGGTATCACCAAAGTTGTGGTCAGAACGCAATCTTGTCTTAATAGCATCAACAAGTGTATCAAAATCTGCCATAGCATCTTGCGCATTGCGTTGCATGGAGTGGTGAAATATTTGAACAATTACATTGTAATCAACACGCTTCCAACCGTTAGTAGCCCCACCGATAGCCAAGCGTGTTTCATTTTCTGATTGAATAAATATAACCGCTTGCGCACGACTTAATTGTCCGGGCATAGCATTTTCTTGAAATTGAATACGCTTTGGGAAAGATGTATGAACGACATTTAAACCAGCAACGGGTGGGTTTGCTAAAAAGGTGTAAAGAGTTTGCCGAACCCCGACACGACCTGCCATTAGCGTATCCTGCGGAAGTTGTCTAGCATTTCTAGGGCGAGTTTAATATCTGTTCCGTAGCGACTTGCGCCGTCAGATGTGGCTGATGGGGCGGTTGTAATCTGCATGGTCATAGAACTATCTCCACGAGCCTTCAAAAAGGCGGTTGTAATGAGGATACAAGCCTGTTTGATGGTGTTAGGTATATTTCCTATGGAAGAACCTACTGTGTGGCTATAAACGAGCGCAGAGGTCAATGGCACGGTTGTAGAGCCATATGTATAAGTGCTAGCAACTGTTACAGTTTCACTACTTGCGCCATCATAAATTTTTAATCTTTGTCCTACTAAAATACCTGTTGGATTAGCAACTGTTAAAGATGTAGCACCTGCGGTTGCGCTCGCAATACCGTTATTTACATAACCAGCAACATAAGTATATTTGCAATAAATCTGTTGGCGAGGCACTCCGTATCCACCAAACGCTAAAGGTCCTTGTGATGAATAACTTGTGGCTACATTTGCCAATGGGATAATAATTTGTTGTTCTTCAAACCAAGATGTGGAGCAATCTGGCAATACAACTAAGTTGTTTGGGTTAGTGCCGTATTGAAAATCTGATAGAGCAATAACAGGTGTGTTATTTGGGTGTAATGCTACAAAGCCTTCATTTGTAAATCTAGTGCGTTGAGTTTCTACATATTCAGTTGCATTTAAATTTGCGTTTAAATATTCGTCCATAAATGAAGATGCACGAAAGATTACATTTTCTAATTCTGCATCTTGCGCATTACCATTTCCACCAATTACTAAATTGTTATAGTCAATAGATGTTGGCGCATTTTTAAATTCTGCAATAGTTATATATTGACTTTCCTGAAAAGTATTGGGAGTTAAACCTACGGTCATTTATTCCCCATCTCTAAGTGTTTTAGAGTTATCTGTTCCGCACCGACTACATTTAGCAAACCAACTACCAAAACCACATTCTATACAAGTATAACCAAGATTTTCATTAAGAGTAGGTCCCATTAAAGATGCTTCAAAAAAGCCTTCGGATTTCATTTGTCGTGCATGATTTGGATTATCAACATTAATAACCCCTTTGCGGTCAGGATTATATTTATATGTGCCTCTAGGTGTTGCTACATCTACGCCACGAACGCCGCCGTCAGATGCTATTAATCTTGCCATTTTATTTCCCTTCCCTTAGATAGAGAGTGGCACAACCGCTATATGCCGTGCCACTCTCCAAAGGATTAACTAAGCGTTTACAATTCCTGATACTGCGCCGTTCCATGCTGGAGCAGTGCAGAAGAATGTTCCACGGAAGTATGTTGAGAACTCATATGCGAACTGAGTTACAGGCCATTGAATACCCATGTAATCCTGAACCATAAAGTTGCTCCATACATCTGAAACTTCTGTGTCTGGAATTGGAAGTGTGTAAGACACAACTGGGCTTACGCCTTGTGGTAACCATGGGTGAACAGTTAGAGGAACTAACTTACCTGTGATTTCATTGTGTAGTCCACCGATAGTTGCGCCACCGACATAATCGCCTGTATCTGTTTGTGCCAGATTAATACGATAGTTAGCAGTTGAACCATTCTTAATTGCATCTGAGAGTTGCTTACGGTCTGCGCCGTTTAGGAAAATCTCATCTGGGTCAGCCTTTACTGCATCATACAAGCGTGAGAATACATTTTGGTATTCAACGCCTGGGTTTGATGTTGAGAAGGTGCCGTTAATTGAATTGTTGTAACCTGAATTTGGACCAAGAACTGTTGGAAGAATTCCGTCATAACCAGTTGCGTAAGCAGATGTATCTGCTGATGCGCGAGATGCGGCAGCACCTGTGGTTGTGAAAGCGGCATTGTTTCCAGTTAGGTTAGTAGCAGCAGCACCTTGAATGGTGAATGTGCCAGTTCCTTTTAGAGTTCCTTGATACTTCAAGTTAGCAGCGCCAGTTGCAGTTCCAACATAAATGTTGTAACCAAGTGCTCCTGCTACTGCGGTTGAAACTGTGACAGTAAGAACATCACCAGATGCAACTACTTCGGAAGTTTCTGTTCCAAGAATTGACTCACCAAAACCTGAACCAGAAATACCTGCATCTGCGGTCACATTGATGTAATAAGTGCCTGCGGCTAATGCGGTTTGTCCTGATGCGGCTACTGGTGAAGCATCTGTAAATGTTGGTGCTGAAAGTGCGCCAGAGTATCCTGATGCAGTTCCACGAGCCATAAGAAGCATTCTTTCTTCCATCAACATTGTTGCATAAAGAGTTGATGTTGAAGATAATTGGCGCAAATCCTGATATCCCAAACCAGAGAAGTTAGCATCAAATGAAACGCTATCTGATAGTGAGTATGAGTTGTAAGGCAAGATTAAATCATCTGCGGCATAAGAAATCTTTGGACCACGCTCGTAGTTGATTGAACCAAAAGCAGTAGTTGTGCTTTCTGTGATGCCAGGCCATGTGTTGCCAATTCCGCCAGTTCCAGTTCCTGTGTAACCAAGAATACGCTTTACACGGTGTGATGTGCCTACGCCTTTTTTACGGGGTAGTTTGTTGCGTAATGGAGTTGGGCGAGGTGTTAGCAGTTTAGATGGTGCTTCTAGGTCAAAAGCAGCAAATGATGTGCTAAGTGGAGATGTAAGTGTGATGTCCTTTTGGATATCTTGCATCGCCATGCGTTGTGATGCTAGAGCGTTGTTTAGAGCGCCTACTGCATCAGGTGAAAGAGATTTGTTAGAAACCATGCTTTCAAGTTGTGCTACTGCGTTGCCACTTGCTGTTGCAAATGTTGCTGAGCCGTTCTTGATAGACATAATTGCTGATGGGTCTGTTACGGAATTACCGACAGACTTGTTAAATTCTGCTGAGTATTCGTCCATGCGTGTTGCTGCTTCTTTAGCAGAACCTGCATCGGAAAATAGTTCAGTAGCCTTTGGGGCATTTAGAGCCATTTTGTTCCTTTCGTAAAGAGTTTTACTTGATTGTTAATGCTGAGGCTTTGGCTTCAAAATCCTGAGCCAATTCCTTGTAACCACGAGCCAAATCTTTGTCTGAGGTTACGGCTGACTTCTGGCGATACTCAGCGGCTTTAGCAAGTAAATCGCTAAGTTGCACGATTTCTGGTTGCTTAATCGCTGAACGCTTTGGGCCACTTCCTACTGCTTTTGTTTTAGCCGTTGCTAACTCTGTTTCTAACTTATTGATTGCTTCTTGATAAGCACCAATCTCGCTAACAACAGTTGCAGTTGCACTCTTTACGGCTTTTTCAATAATAGCATTTAATGTGCCATTACTTATAGCAGACTTATCCAAGTCCTCGTCGGAACTGGAATCTTCTTCTTCAATTACTGTGCCAATTTCTTCAACAGTTGGCAACGGTGTAATTGTGCTCTTAGGTGTATCTGTTGGGCTTACCATTTCGGCAGTAGATACATCAGCATTTCCGTGTGAATTAGAAACATCACCACAACCGCACTCTAGGCATTTGTGTTCAGCAGATTTCTTACCTTCTGCTTCTTCAACTTCTTCCTGAGCGGCTTCTGGCTTAGAACCTTCTCCTGTTTCTTCTTCTGCACTTTCGCCATATTGGGCTTTTAATTCATCATCTGAACAACCCATTTCTTTGCACATGGCTTCTGCTTCTTTATACATTTTATGTGCTTCTTTAAGTCTTTCTAGCAATTCCTCTTTAGACGGCTTCTCTGAAACCGCTTTAGCATCTTGCTCTACTTCTTGTTCCATATTATCTCCTTTGACGGTTTCAGCCTCAATAGTTTCAACCAGTTCCTCAACTTGAACTAAGTTATTTGCGTTATCTGATTTCGCAAGCATTAATTTAGCATTTGGATTTGCTGGTCTATCTACTAGCGAAACTTCTACAATTTGTCCATCAATGATGCGACCATTTACGGCTTTCTCATCACGCACTACACGAGGCGCACGAATGCCAATGCTAAATCCTTTTAGCACTCCAGTTTCTACTTTCTTAACACTAACTGGGTCCACGACAAGTGCAGAAATATAATGACCATCGGAAGTTGAATTTAATTCTTTAGCAACTCCTGCGGCAATATTGCTATGTTGTTCTCTAATGTTTCCACCTGTTTTAAACCATTCAGGCATAGCCTTTTCTAACCAACCAGCATCACAAATTTGTTGGTCAATATCTAACGCATCATCTGTTGCCTTACCATATACAAGTAATGTGCCATCTTCTTGCTTTTCTTGCTTAATAA